TGACCGCACTTTATGCGGTCAGGTCGTTAATATACTTGGTTAAGTCTTTGCCGCCGCTAAATCCCACGGCGCAATCTATTGCTCGTGCGGCGCGTTCACGGCGGGCGCGGAGCATGGATTTCTCGTAAAACAAGATGAGTTGCCGGGCGGTGTATTGCCCGAGCTCATTAAATTGATGACCGTTAGCCACTAAGTGCTCTATGATTTCGCCCCAATCAGGTGGCGCGCATTGGTCTGTGCTATTTGCTCGACTAGCGGTTGCACCGCTTTGCGGGTAAAAAAATTACTGTTGACCGCCCACCACAACAACATCAAATCTTCGCCTTCTTGGGCATTTAGGTTTGCAACAAACTCTACAGGCTTGTTAATGGATACGGCAACCAGCTCAATAATGGCCTCATAGTTATCGGCAAGCGCCTGCATGATTTCATCCCATCGCGCGTTTTCAGGCTTATCAACACTGGCTAATTGGTCGCGCAAAGTTGCAATAAACGCTGCCAATTTGGCGTTATGTTGCATTTGTTGGATAAGCGTGTATTCCTTTACGGTGACGGTTTCGCCGCCCACGGTGATGTCGCGATTTGGGTAGAGGATGTCAAGTTCAGAGGTGGCTTGATTTTGCATATTTATTGCTCTTATATTTTGCTTGGAGAGTTCCCCGGGTATTACCCGGGGAGTGGGTTTATTTGCGGATTTTGATAACGCGACCAAAGCGTCCAAGCTCTTTATCGCCAACTTTTGTAGTGTCGGCAAGAACCTGGGCTTTAGTGGATAACGCATCTAATGAGTTATCGTTGTTAATCAAATTAAAGGCTTCCGTCGGGTTAAAGTTCACTTTGTAGAGTTCAACGACCGTCCATTCGTTCAGCTCCGCCAAGTTTTCGCCCTCGAAACGCAAGAACAAGTCTTTCGGGTTTTCGGTAAGCATTGCAACGCTTTCAAGCGCACCGTGCTTATATGCTACAGTGTCGGTATTGTCCGAAATATCTTTTAAAAACTCGATTGCACCGAAAATTTTATCTACGGTAAAATCCGTGCCTTCCGTCAGACTACCGATAGTGACTTCGCTTACATCTTGATGCGCCAATGCAATGCGATCACCTTGTTTAATTTCCTTCGGTAATTTTTCGCCCGTAACGCTTGCAGTTTCTTTTTTGGAAGCACTACCTAGCAAGGTCAAGCTCAAATTTTCAAGGCTCAACTCGTGGAATTTAGCCGATACTTCGCCCGATTTCCCAGTGATAATTTTGCGCACTTTTTGGCGGGCACCGGAATAAGATTCGGTGTGTTCAAAACTGTCCACGCTCAATGAGATAGAGAGTTCTGATACATCCCCCACCCAGCGTTGCGCGCCGATATTGCCCGTCGCGTCACGCACGGCAAGATAGAGTTTCCCCTGGCCATAAGAATACGTTTCAACGTGTGCCATTATTGTTCTCCTTGATTTTGATTTTCGGTTTCGCCGTCGGCGGACGGCGGATTTTTGGCGTTGTCGCCTGGCTGTTGTTCGGATTGAGCGGACTGTTCTGAGGCCACTTGCTCAGTCGGTTTATCGGATTCATCCGATTTTTTCATCGCACTTTTTCCGTTCACGCCGATTTGATGACAGATGAGATACGCCGCGTCAGCGTCTGTTACCTCAATCACATCACCTGCGGCATAGCTAATGCCGGCGTGGACATGTGGTTGGTTTAATTTAATTTGCTTCATCGGTTTCTCCCTATGATGATTTTGGTTTGGTAGGTCTCCATCCAAACGAGATAAGAGTTGGTGTAATCCACAATGTCGCCACGTACAAAAAAGGTTTCTTTTGCACCCGGCACCGGTGGACGCCAACCCATTAACTGCTCGCGGATTTTGCCGATAACCGGATTGCTTACGCTCAAATGCGGCGTTTCGACGTTGTACTGATACGACTGCACAATCACAATGACCGAAAAGCTCACGGTAACCATTTGACGTATGGCCACATCATTGAGCGTGCCCACCTCGCCGTTTGGCACGACAAACACTGCAGGCGTTGCCAAGCCCGCCAAACTCACATCACTGATAGAGCGATATTCAGCGGTAGATCCCAACGTGTGGATGTAGTCCGGCTGTAGGGGTTTGAGCTGCTCAATTACATGCTTAATGTCAAACGGTCCGTATTGCATTAGTAATCCTTCAAGGTTTCAGCAGTAAACACGCGGTCGCTGGCTTTTTTGCTAAATTTCGGCAGACCGGTAAACGGTACGAGGTCGTCTTCCCAGCCAAGCGAAAATTTACCTTCAGCGACCTGCTGCAACAATTTGAGCGTGTCGCGGTAGTCGCGCACAATCGGGTTGTCCGCTTCTTTGGCCGGCAAATGCTGGTGCAGGTAGTAGCGGACGATGTTGCGCGCCCAAGCAACCAAAATCCTCGGTACACGCTTAAACGGCAACTTATAGCCACGTTGACGCAAATAACCGTCAATTAACGCACTTGAGTCGGCAATCACCTCTTCGATGCGGGCGATTGCCTGTTGCGCTTTTTCAACAGCCGCCGGTGGTTCGCCGGCGACATCCTCACCGTCAATGATTTTGCCGATAATGCGCCAGTCGGCAGGTGGTTGCCCCACCTGCGCGGTAACTTGCGCCAGCTCCATCACGCCCGGCTTTTCGCCTAATTGTTGCAGTGTGATATACATGCGGCGACCTTAGATAACGTCTTCCAAGAAGAAGCCTAAATCACGCGCGGTGATAAGCTCTCGAACGGATTCGCCGACGCGGATGCGGTAACCGCCGCGCATACCCATGTCTTCATCGAAGATTTGGCGTGTTTCGCGGTCGCCGAATTGCGCGGTTAAACCGAAAGTGGTGCCGCTATTGGCGTCCGCTAATTTGTCACGATAAATCAACGAGCAGTGATTACCCCAGGCGTGAGCAAGCACCGGCTTTTTAGCGATATTGACGGTATTTACCAGCGCCTGACCGACATAAATGGCGTCCAGCTCTAATTTATCGCGTAAGTATTCCAAGGGTACTAAGCCATCATCGCCCAATGTGCCGTTATAGCCTTTGATAATGCTTTTGTTTTGACGCAATGCACTGGCGGCTTTTTGTCCCAACACCATGATATTCGGACGCATCACAAGACTATCTAAGGACTCAAGTAATAATTTGAGCGGCTTAGAGTCGTCATGGGTCCATTGGTCCGAGCCGGACAATTTTTTGTAATTGTTGGAGGTGTAAGACTTCTTGTTAAACACTAAACCGGCTGTGCGCACTTCACGATCCAACAAAATGAGATTGGTGGTTTGTTCGGTTGCGCGACCTGTTGGGCTGTAGCCTTTCGGGGCGTTGCTGATGTCTGAGATCGGAACCGGTGAATCCAATGCGTAGTCTTCAGTTGAAGCAGTTTTTTCGGTGAATCCGAACTCAACTTGATTCGGTCTTGATGTGCGTCCTACATGCGTTTTAGGGATGGTAAAACCTTCGCCTAAATCATATTCTTTGTACTTAAATTCGGATTTGCCGACACCAACACGCGGCAATACTTCATCGGCAATCATGCGGCGGTTGCGGTATGCAATCGCAATCGCGGTCAACACCGGATCAATTGGAAAATTTGCTTTACTCATTTTTTATCCTTTTTCAATGGGTGAAAATTAATTACAGTTTTTCGCTTAATTTTGATGACCGGGTTATTCAGCGGCAAAACCCGGGACAATGAACAAGGAGCCTAAATCACCTTCCGCACCGTCTTCTTCGGCAAACCCGATATAGGCCTGTTTAGCGGTAGCTTTTACTGCTCGACCTTGCGCATCGGTAGTTAATGGGTCGCCACGTTTAATGTCGGCGCCGTACATCACCGGATACAAACCGCTACGCACTACATCCACATGTTCGCCCGGGTCTTTCGGCACGCGAGTGGAAATACCGATTAACTTATCGGTGGTGGCGGTAGCTTGTTTTGCACCGTTTTTGTCTTCGCCAAAGGCAACAATGTGATAACCTTCGATTTTGCCTTCAGTAACGTAGGCGGTGATTAACTCAGGGGTGTTGCTCATTTTTGTGCTCCTTTCATGATGTGATTAACGGCATCGGTCATTGAGATTTCAACGCCCGCTTTCGCTTGTTCCGCTTGATATGCGGTGGCCGCTTTGGCGATAGACGCACCGTCGGCAAAGTCCACCGCGTCTTTGTCTTTTTCGCCCGGCTCACCGGATTTTTCCGAAAAGTCCACCGGTTTAGCGTTGAGCACGTCTTTTAATACGTCGATGGACGATTTAGAGACGGTTTGTGAGCCGTCGGAAAATGACACCGGCGCGTTACCCAGTTGTACCATCACTTCAACCAATGCCGCCTTGTGTGCCGGCAAGACCTTGCCCGCTTTCACTAAGCTATCGGCAAAATCAGTGGCTTCTTTTTTCTGTCTTTCCGCTTCCGCTTTGGCCTTTTCGTTCTCAGCGGCTTTGACTTTGTCTTCGCGTTCCGCAATAGCGGCTTCACGGGCGGCAAAGTCGGCTTCTTTTTTCGCCACTTCATCGGCTGCCAATTTTGCGGCGGCGGCTTCAATGGCGGCTTTTTGTTCTGCTTCTGTCATGGTTTTCTCCTGTGGTTTTGGGTTAGCAGAGTCGGATTCTTCAAAAGCAAAGTCGGCAAACGCATTATCACCGCCTTGGCTTTCGGCAAAGTTTACGTCTGCCAAGCCTTTCACCGCAGGCGGCACTGCGCCCAAAAAGCCCACATGACGTAAATAATAATGACCGGGTTTAGGATTGCCGGTAGTTTCCGGCAGGAAAATGGATGCACTGCGCTTTTTGTAACGTCCGGCATTCACCGCCTCGGCGAAGGCTGCGTCAACTTGTCCCACGTGGGCGTAAAGTATGCCGTCCTCCACGCTGGTCTGTTTCACCCAGCCGTAGGCCGGAGCGGTGAGATTGGGGTGACCGATAACAATCGGCGATTCGAATAGTTTTGGATCATATTGCGCGCTCAAATCTTCTAACGCAGATTGCGAAAAGCTAATTTCGCGCCCGTCCATGGCGGTGTGGGTGCCGACGCGCATGATTTCCATTTTGGTGAGTTTCACTGGTAAATAACCTCGGATGTGTGTTTTATGGACACAGTATGCCGAGGGTGTGAAATTTTGTATTTTTTCCGCGTTTGGAATTATTAAACAGGGTAATTTTGCAAAGGCAGGATTATTTAGAGGGGGATTATCGTTTCTAGCGTGTTTATAAACGTTTATAAACACGCTAAAACTAATTCGAGGTATAGTTTATCGTTTTTTCGTTTAAAACTCCTGTACGCGCGTTTTACGCGTTAAAATCGTTTTTTATGTGTTTACGGGCAATATCAAGCAATCGTTGCTCGTCGTCGGCGGATAACCCGAGCCATGGGCGTGCCGGAATCGTCACGCTTTTCGCCGGGCGTCCGTGTACGTTTAACGCTTTGGCATTTTTTGCGGTGATCGTTCCGCCGAATTGGTGGATTGCCGCATAGGGGCGGTCAGACCCAAACACCACGCCGGTATCGCTTGCCTGGTAGCGCAGTGTACCACTTAAATGCCCGTCAAGGGTTAAAATTTTGTCGGCGTTTTTCTTCTTGGTGTCACGATACCAATCCTGCAAAGGCGCCCAAGGCGTGCCGTCCGGGGCTTTCTGCGCAACAAACCGGGCGAAATGGATTGCTAACAGCTCTTCACCCATTTCGGCAAACATCAGCTTCGGACGATTTAATGTCGCTAAGGCCTTATCAATCACGCGGCTAAGCTCCGAAATATCTAGTTCAATGTTGACTGCGGTCATATTTTGTCCTATATTGATTTTAGCGCATCGGGTGGGCAGTCCCCGCCAGGACCTCCAATCCCACACCCGGCGAGACTCACTTGTGGCGGCGGGTGAGTTTTTTAGTCTTCGTCGTCCCGGTAATACAACATCACACCGGTTCGCACCTGCTCTAAATACTCGTCCTTTTCCGGCGCAAATATGGTCACGCCATCCCAACCGTCACTGCCTACATCAAACACCGCCAATGCCGGCACATTGTGTCCGCTGTCGTCTAACTCAAAACGAGCAATATAGCGACGGCGTACGGTGGTTAAATTCAAGTGGTGATGATACTCGGCACGCGTCCAGATTTCGTCAGGCGTTTTCAACGCTAATGCCAAAATCTTCAAATACACTTCACGACCGCGTTTTTTAAGTTTTGAGTGACCGCTGCGCGAGGTAAACAGGGCATCACTAATTACAAGGCTTTCACCCAGCACGTCTTTAAATATCGCGGGTTTTCCTGCGGTGGCACCAAACTCAGATAAAAATGCGTTGATATAAAACCCATCTTCCTTGCCTTCAGGTAACAATAGATTCGATGACACTTTACGCGGTGTCGGCATTGGAATTGGGGTATCACTACGGTGCGGATAAAATGCTACACGGCGCGGTTGTCCGCCGTCGTCTAACGGCGGCGGGGTTTGGCTGGTTAAGCGTGACGCGCCGGGAATATGCTCAAAGCCGGGGTCGATACCTTTCGGCACTTTAACAATACGCGGATTCAATCCACGGGCACCAACAATGCGCTCCTCCCACTCAATTTTTGGTGCCTTATCCACTTTAAGTCCGTTGCGGTCCATGTAGGCTTGACTACGCCCAATCACGGTGCATTGACAGCCCCAAGCGTTAATTGGGAAATGCGTTTGCCACCACGGATCATCGTGGCGCAAAATCAACCCATCCCAGTGCATATGCTCAATGCGCGGGTGGCTGACGGCGTCACTGTGGACGTACTCCCAATAGGGCATCACATCTTTAAGCTCTTGCAGTTGGGCGTACCTGCCCGCCTGATAGCTTGAGCGCAGGTTGGTTTCGTAGATTACTCGGCTGCGCCAGTTGCGCCCACCGTGATAGTCCCACCCGTATTTGGCAACGATATTGTCAAAATCCTTGCGAAAGTCTTCCAGGGTTTTGCCGTTAGCGATAAAGTCCTGGATAGCATTGGCAAAATCTTCAATGATTTCACGGCGGTTTGCTCCCGCAACCACTGCCGCGTAATCATGCTCGGCGTTGTAAATGTCCGTCCATGTGGCGGTAGGTGTCGGGATTTTGCGCTTATAGAACTCAATTTGCTCGTTAAACGGCACGCTCCCGTAAGTTGCTTTATTCATTACTTGCCTCGCTTGCTGCCGCTTCGCGCCCGCTTAAATTCGCCGCGTTGAGTGCTAGCGCCATAGCGGCCGTATATTGTTCGAGGCTCATATCCGGCATCAAGGTTAACAGCTCATCGCGCATTTGCTCTAAAGATTCCGCGCGCTCGGCAAGAGCGCGTACATGGATCAACCAGTTATCAATTACCGGTGCAAGATTATTGTCGAGCTGATCAACCATGTGACCCGGGATGTCTTTTTCCGTTTCGCCCGCAAAATCTGCCGTTTTCTTAGCAGGTTCTTTTGGTGCCGGGTCATCATTATTCGGGGATTCTGCCTTTTCCCATTCGCCACCGTAAGACGCTTGGATTTGCCCCAAAGTCGGACGATAGCCGGTAGTTTCAAATATAATCTTGTCACGATTAGCTTTTTCTTTTAAATCTTCCGCCTCATCAAACACTCTAAACACGCGTGGTGGGCGAGCATTAGCAAAATTCATTTCAGTTAGCCAGGTCACCGGGCCGCGGTTAAAGGATTCGCAGATGACATCAGAGTCTGCCTTGATGATGGATTCCAACACTTTTTCTTGCAAGTCGTCATTACCCAAACGCCCTGCGGTACCGCCTGACGAGGAGGTTTGCCCCAAGACGACACGTTGGATCCCTTCGTTCATGGTATCAAATAGCTCTTTGTAAGATCCGTTACCGGTGCGCCCTTGGCTTAACAGCTCAATAGGCATATCTAACGGCATAACAATGCCGCTGTCGGATTGGATAGATTCGACTGCTTCCAATAAGCGTTTCTGGTCAGCCTCACTGGCATTTTTGCCATAGCGTCCAAGCACCGTAGGCATGCCAAATTTTTCTAAAAAGATCAGCCAAAATTTGACGCCGTTACGTTTAAAAAAGCTCAACCAATACAACCAGTGCGCAAGACCAATACCGTACGGCTCATCGTCGTGGTCGGCACCGGTACAAAAACTCCAAAAATACGGTGCCGGGCACTCGATACCCGTGGTTTGATTAGCGCGGGTAAGTAGGCGCAATTCGCCTTTCGGTGTGAAGCGAAAGCGGCGACGGTTGCGCACTTTCACATCGGCCACGTATTTGCCGTCATCATTGACACGATACACCAGCTCCGCTACGGCGTAGCCGTAAAAAATACCGTAGTGCATCAGTTTGGTAATGCGGTCAAAGCCGATTTCTGCGACCCAGTTACGGATAAAATCAGCCGCTTCAACGTCCTGCGGTTCATCGCTTGCCGGCTCTACCGTCCATTCGCGGGAGACTAGCGCGTCTTGGCGTTGGGTAAAGGTGCGTTTGACTTCCTCATCGCTTAACACTTTCTCGTAAAGCGACAGGTCGCCGTTGCCGCGTCCACGGAGCACGCCATCTTCGGGCTGTGCCAGCTCGCCCATGTAGGCTTTGGTGATGTCCTGCCCGTCGCCGGTGCTTGCGATAGCGCGGTTGGTTTCCGGTTTTTTGTTTTTACTTTTAAACCAATCTTTAATGCCCATAATTAATATCCTCTAAAATTATTGTGTCCGCGCACCGTACCAAATCCATGCGCGGAAAATCCCGCACTTGTGCCGAATAAATCCGCTGTATCGCGCCGTTTGCCTGCTTTAAAGTCAATTTCAAAGCCCTCGTCAGTGCGATAGGCGTAATATAGCAAGAGTTTAGCTATGCCTGCGTCACCGTGGCGTTGCGTGCCACTGGTGCCCGTGGTGCGTTTGTCGGGGATTCGCGGTGTGCCTTTAATGACCTGGAATGCGCGTAAATCGTCGAGCATATCCGCGTGGCGTGGGATACCGTGAAAGGTGCCGTCTTCGAGTGCGGCTTTAAACGGTGGCGCGTGCTGGGCGTACCAGGATTCGCTTAACATCACCGATTCAACGACTTGCCCGTAACGGTCAAATGCCGCCTCGGATAAAAACTGACCGTTACCGCGTCCATCATTGGCCGCTTTGGATAAGCGCGGTAGGCGGTCGCCGATGTAATAGTAAATTTGTTCCTGTTGCTTAAATGGCACCTTGGACATTTCCAGTACCAACACTTCTTTTAGCGTTAAATCGGGCTGTTCCTGTCCTACACAAATCACCGACAAGTCACCGCTACGCGCAAAGTCCTCGCCGATGTAACTGCGTTGTCCGTTCGGTAAGGTTTGTAACACCGGGAGCAGGTTTTCTTCGCACCATTCTTCAATTTCTGCATAGCGCACCGGCTCGTCGATTAAGCTAAATTCGTCATTTTTGGTTAAGCGGATGAGCGGGGTATCTTTGCTCATGCGGCTTTCAATGAGTGCGCGGGTAAGCCACGCGCCACCGGAGTTACGTGGGATACAATCTAACTCTTCGGAGGCGGCATCACCGTAAGACGCACGGATTTCTGCCACCCAAGCGTCTTCGGCTTCCTGCGTCCATTCGCGCCCCAAGCGCAGACAAATGCGGCGATAAAGACCGTCTTGGATGGCTTCGTCGAATGGGATAGTGTGCAGACTGTAGGGCTTTTTGCCCGCTTTAACATCGCTTATTAGCTCATTAAACGGATTATCCACACCATTGTGGGTGCTGATGATATGCACCTGACCGCCCCACATCAAAAGCGCCATTGCCGCCTTCATAAGCTCTGCCAAATCCTCGTGGAACGCGGCTTCGTCGATAATGACGCGCCCTTGTTTACCCCGTAAGTTAGAGGGGCGGGAGGATAGCGCGGTGATACGCCAACCACTGGCAAAGCGGATGATGTAGGCTAAAATCGCTTTTTCTTCGTCGCCTTCCTTAAAGATTTCTTCGGTTTCCTCTATTTCACCCGCCGCCAATCCGTAGGCTTTCGCCCAGTTACCGCAGTCGCGGATAAACTCCAGCGCCATCTCCTTGTTGTAGCCGATGTACCAAGAGTCCATGCCTTGCTGAGACGCCGCCAAAAGTGCGGTGTCGGCGGCTTCGCCCCAAGATAGACCGATACGCCGTGACTTCTCGCAAACTTTCACGGCGGTGGTATCAGCGCACCATTTTTGCTGATATGGTAACAACACGGCGGGCGTGCGGGCGGTTTCGGTGAGGTTTTCCATTATGCGGTGATCCCTAAAATTTGCTGACGGATTTGGTCTGCCGTATCGGCACTCAAGCCACCTTTTTTCACCAACGTATCCACTTCCTTAGCGGCGGCTTCGGCGCGGGCTTTGATTTCGGCTTGGTATTTTTTCAGATTGATACTGGCGCCAATCAGCGGGCTGATGTTTTTCCCTACAAACGACAAGGCGGCAAGGCGTTTCATCGGGTCGTCTTCTTCCTTGATTTCTTCGAGATTCATCAAAGCATGAAAAACTTCACTTTGGATCATTTCCAAAATGGCGTCGCTTTGTGTGCCTTTGTCGTTGCTGATGTTGTCTGAGATGATTTTCGCCGCTTCGGTACTGGCTTTCACAGACGCCAAACGGCGTTCCAACGCTTGCCCGTAGCGGTGCACCGCACTGCGTGAGATGTCATAACCTCGGGCTTTTAGGGCTTCTTCCAGTGCGCTGTAATCGCTAAAGTTATTTTCAACAAGGGCGGCGTCCAGCCAATCTTTGACGGTTTGCGGCAGTTGTTTGACGGTTGAGCGTTTCGGCATGGCGACTCCTTACCAGTATTTTTCAGGGCGGGCAATGCCGTTGATAGATTCGCTGGTGTACTCGACAAAATCAATGCCTTCTGAGGTCAATTTGCCGTGCCAGCGGGCGGTATCGCGTCCGCGTAACTCAATCAATTTGCGCCCGGCTAAATAATCCATTTCGCGGCGTAATTCAAGGGCAGTCAGTTGCATTGGCACGCTTTGGATGGTGGTTAAAATCAGGCTTTCCGGCGCTCCAATAGGCCGTGCATGGTCGAGCGTCAACAAAATCAACCAGCGCACGTGTTCGCGTTTATTTTTTTCAAATTGGATCATGTTAGCTTCTTCCATACATTAAAATAACCTTATCTAACTTTTCATTAATGGCGTCGTAGCGCGCCGAGTTTACCGATTCGCTCCGGATAGCGTCCTCGCGTCGCTGATAGTCCTCCGGCATTTTTATCTTTAGTTCCATGACGATGTTATTGGCCGCCTCCGAGAGTCTGCGCGCCTCTTTGATGTCTTGGTGGAGCTGTTGATATTGGGTTTCGGTAAATTTAAATTTCTCGTTGAGCTTGGATTCAAATTGAGCAAGTAAAATTTTCCCAAACCCAATCAACATACCGATGATGGTAATGACTAGGCTTACAAAAAAGGTGATCACCTGCCATGTGCTGACTTCCGTCATTTTTCCTCCCCCTTTTGCACATAATTAATTAAATCCACGTGCAACCCGGCACAGATGCCGTAAAGGTCATACATTTGCTTTAACGCCACTAACACCGCATCACTGTGGTTTTGCGGGAGTGGCGGCAGGGCTTGGCACGGCACCGCTAATGCCGGTGGTAGCGGTTTTGGCTGCGCGGGCGCGGGCTTCGGCGAGTTTGTGCAGGCTGTCAGCAGGATAGCGGCAATCGCGACGGCTATGCCCGTTTTTCGTAAGGGTTTGCTGTAGTTCATAGGTTGTTTGGTCTCCTTCGGTTTGGTAATCGGCAAGTTTGGCAATAGTGGCTTGGCTGACGATAGTTGCGGCCATAATGTCACGCCCAAGACGGTCTAACTGTCCCTTAATTTCCGTTTTTTCCACTTGTTCGTAGGCGGCTTTGGTATCGGCAACACCGCGCTCATAGGCTTGGTAGCAACTCCAAATAGTAAACAGCGTAATCAGCACGGCGTTTAAAATGGCTCTGCCGATGTCGGTTTTAAAAAGTGCGGTTAAACCTTTTATAAGCATTGCGGAATCCCCCAGTTGATATAAAGCGGTTGCCAGCGGTAGATAATACGCTGTGGATAGCCCCGATTTTCGGCAAAATTCGCACGGCTGCGCCCGCTGTTGACAAGTTCCACGCTTTGCCAGTAGGTCAGCGGGTCAAGCCCTTGCGCCTTGGCTTTGCGTTTATCACGTTGCACCCAACCCAAGCCCCCGTTATATGCCGACAACATAAAGGCCATACGGTCGCATTCGGTACGCGCATTAATCTGTTCATAGTTGTAACGGTTATAACGCACTAAGGCGCGCAATGCCCAGTCGGGGTTATAAGGCTGATTGTCGGCAAGTTCGGGATAAAACGCCGAAATCCAGTCAGCAGTTTTTGGCATAAACTGCGCCAAGCCTTGCGCACCGACGGGCGAAAGTGCGGTCGTTTTCCACTGCGATTCTTGATGGATTTGGGCGGCAAACACTGGGATTGGGGCATTTAAGCCCCAAACGGCATAGCTTTCGCGGGTTAAGGTGCGTTGGTATTGCGCTGCCTGATTCGGCGCGCTGAAGACTAACGGCACGCATAACACGGACGATAGCAACAGCGCCACCAAGGCATAGGCGCAAAATTTGAAGCACTTATTGGTGCGATGGACAACGCGCATAGTTATAGTCCTAACGTCACGCCCAAAATAACCGCACCGACAATGAGCGCACGGCGTAATACCACCATGGCAAAGACGTTCAAATAACCGTCGCAAATCGGATATTCCGGCTGATTTTCAGGGCGCAAGGCGAGCTTGGATTCGCGTTTATTCCAACGCTCACGCAAATAACTGCCGGGGCTCGAATACGGAAACAAGGCGCGGTCGAGGTGGTAACCGATAATGGATGCAATAGACACTAGGGCCAATTTATACAACACTACCGGTAACTGCGCAGGTGAAATAAGACCAATGATCGCAAGTAAACACAGGGCGGAAATGACCCAAGATAATAGGCGACCGTGCTTTAATGCGTTAAAAAAACCTTTCATAAAAACTCCTTAGTTTTGATAAATGTGGTGGTTTGGAGTTTTTAGCTTAGCTATTTATGAAGTGCGCGTATTTTGGACGCGTTTAGAATATTTTTGATGCACGGACAGGCAAACTAGGCATACCGAAAAACAGCAAGAAAAGGATCTCACAATGTAATGTATCAACCGTTTGCGCATTTAACCACTCGCGGCAAGCCTTATGACCTGCCGCCCTTACCGAATAACGAAAAACGAGGAAAAAAAATGGAAAAATTAACCTATGAATACATCCAATCTGTGATTAAATCCGTCGAATATGTGCAGGTTGGCGTGCTGACAATTTGTGTGCTGACATTGCAAAACGGATTTACAGTAACCGGCGAAAGCGCCTGCTTATCGTTAGCAACCTTTGATGCGGAAATTGGCAGAAAAATCGCACGTGACAATGCGGAAGATAAGATTTGGCAACTGGAAGGCTATTTGGCTAAACAGCGGATGTTTGAAGCGACGCAGGGTAAATAAAAAACAGGGCGAAAGCCCTGTTTTATCTTAGTTAAAGCTCATTAAGCAAAAATTGCTTATCAGCCTCTTTTGCTTCTTCATCTTTGATATTTATTAATTTTTGCGACTTGTAATAGATTTTTACGGGGTCGTATTTCCCGTTTTCATTGTATGTAGTCAGTAACACCGAGCCATCAGCAAAACTATAACTCTCTGCGATGAGCTCCCCTTTCTTTCCACTTTTTTTGCCACTCCCCACTTTGGAGTTATTCTCCATTAAATCTTCTTTTGAGATTACAGGCTCACCGTATTTTTCCGTTAATAACGGCAGTAATTTTTCTTTTGGGTATGCCGGAACCTCTGTCATTTGCAATTTAACTGTTTGCAATGTATTGCCAATAAATCTTAGTTCAGCGCGCACATACCCTGCATTAAATGCAAATTTGTCGCAATAAAAAAAACCGGGTATTGCTCGGAAAGGGTTGTTTATTTCAGGTATATGCCATTCACTTTCGCACAATTTATCCTTACTTTTCACATCCTCTAAAGTCATCCCAAACTTTAAATCCTTATACCCGTCAACGGGTGCGGCATTAACTACCATCGGTACTAATATACTTAACAATGCAATAAGTTTTTTCATTTTGGTTTCCTTTTTTTTGGTTAATAAATTCTTATTCCTGCGCCTTCGCCCAAAGCGCCATTAACAGTAAGCCTAAAATAGCCATGATATGCCCGGACAGGCCGAAAATTTGATTTTTTGCCATATAACTGCCAGCGATGATGATCACCACCGAAAAAATAAAGAGTTTAAACAGTCTTGATTTAATTAGCTTGACACGGATTTCTTGTTGTCTTCGTTGCTCGTCAGCTAACCTTTGCCTCTCTATTTCGGCAAAATGCAGTCTAATGCCGTAAGTGCACGGCCCATTCCCACAATACTCATTAAATCGCAGGGTTGCCTTATTACACTGCGGGCACAACACCCTGTGCGGGTGATCTAACGGGATTTCTGCGGTGTGCTGCCCGTGGTAGTGGTTTTCGGTTAAGTTGCCGCTGACTTGCGTGTTATTGTTTCCTTGGATTGTCATCGTCATAGCCATAATCCTCCATGTTGTGTTTAGCTAATGAGACTCTAATTCTTATTATTTTTTTCGGCTTTTCCTTGCGATTTGTACATTGTTATCGCCTTTGATTTCCATCTTATCAGCGTCTGTATGGTTGTGTTGTTGGTTATGATTGCCTTCAATTTTCATGCCGACGGAAGAAGCTATCCCGCCTAACATAAACTGGCGCACCGCGGGTGGCGCGGTGCGGAAGGTGGCGAGTAGTTGTTCTTCTTCTGCCGTGAGCGCATTATTGGCACGAGTGCCGAAGAGCACATAACTTACATCAATGCCTATTTTTGATACCGCCACAAGGTAGTTTGCATTAGGAAATGTAAACTCATTTTCATATTTTAATTGGGATTGCTTTTGCACTCCTGCGACAGCCCCAAGTTGAGCCTGATTTAACCCTATTCTTTCTCTCTCTTCTCTCAAACGTGATCCGATTGACATAAAAAACCTCAAAATAAAAGAAAATTGTACTTGCATGTACATAAAAATGTACTATAATCATTTAAAACTTAGCAAAATGTTTCATAAATCTTTAACCAACAACAGGAGAGCTAATAATGACACCAGAAGCAGTAAAACGCAAATTTAAACAAAACGGTTGGACGTTCGCCGCGTGGGCCAAAGAACACGGTTACACCCCCGTGGAAGTTTCCCGCGTGTTGAACGGATTCGCCAAAGGTGACCGTGGCAAGGCGCATGAAATCGCCTTAAAACTTGGACTCAAAAAACCGATTAACTAACGAGGTGCTATATGAAAAGCCTACTTATCAAACTACACAACCGCTTTTTAGCCTGTCAATACCGCGCCGCCAAAGCAAAAAACGTCATTAGCAACCAAGCCGTCAAAAATAACAGCCGTAATCGTGATGCGCGCGATATTGCCGAAGAGTTCGGCGTACCGTTATCCGTTGCCGCCCGTTTTGTGAAATAAGGAGTGTGACATGGAGAAGGTCAATTCCGCCCAGCGTGCTTTGAGGGTGATTAAAGTATTACAAAACAATTCGTTCAACGGGTTAAGCAATAAAGAACTCGCCACTGCGCTAGATGAAAGCCCGGCAAATATCAGTCGCACCCTTGATGTACTCAAAAATGAGGGCTTTGTGATTAAGTTGGAAAGCGGCAAGTTTGCATTCAGCTCCCTCTTTGCTCAAATCGCCATGCGCCACGCCGCCAATATGGACAAGGCAAGCGCACAAATTAACGAACTTAAACAACGCTTAGGCACTGCCGCCTACTAAGGATAAACCATGACAGATTTAACAATGGAACAAAAACAAAACGCTATGTCATTAGTTGCAAAACAAATGACTCAAGACCTCGCAGAAGCTCATGAAGCAATGGGGATGTTAAAAGGTTTTAACTTTATCGGAAAACTCCTGACCGTCAGCAGTTTGAAAGTGTTGCATGAAATAAAGAACTCTAAAAAATACAAAGGGTTAAGCTATATTAACCAAGATGGAAAACTGCTGACCGTCAGCAGTTGGGCTGATTATTGTAGAGCCTGCGGTTTAACCGAGAAAAAAGTTGATGAAGATTTATTAAACCTCAGCAAATTAGGAGAAGACTTTTTAGAAAACAGCCAACGCCTCGGCTTAGGCTACCGC